TACCCAGACTACTCGTAGTGGTTATGGCAACTCTGATGTTGAACTTACTGATACTTCTGAGTCCTTTGGTCTCCCTGCTACTGCTGATCTTATGTTTGCCCTTATTTCTACTGAAGAGTTGGAGGGGCTAGGTCAAATTATGGTAAAACAACTGAAGAATCGCTATAATGACCCAACAGTTTTTAAGCGTTTTGTTGTTGGTATTGACCGTGCAAAGATGAGACTTTATGATGTTGAGCAATCTGCACAAAAAGACATAGTTGACAGTGGACAAGAAGAAGAGTATAATTATGAAGAAAGCAAACCTAAAAAATCATTCGAAGGATTTAAATTTTAAATATGGCAACTATTGAACCTAATAAGTATATTGAATTTGTTCGTCAAACCACTAGTCCAGCAAGTAGTGAATATCCAAAACTTGTTGATCGTTTGAATGAACTGGAAGGACAGGGTGCTGATGTTTCTCGTCTGATGACTGCTGCATTTGGTATGAGTGCCGAAGCAGGTGAGTTTACCGAAGTAGTTAAGAAGATTTTCCTTCAGGGTAAACCTTATACTGAAGAGAACATCTTTCATATGAAGCGGGAACTTGGAGATTTGTGCTGGTATCTTGCACAAGCGTGTATGGCACTGGACATTACCTTTGAGGAAGTTCTTGAAATGAACTATGAGAAATTGAGTGCTCGTTATCCTGAAGGTGCTTTTGATGTTTATCGCTCAGAAAACCGTGTTCAAGGCGATTTATAATAAATATTTCAAAAAATATGTCTATTCTTGGAAAAAGAACGGGAAGACCAATAAGTAGAATTCAATTTAATTCAATTCTCAAAAAATTTATAGTTTTCTTAAAAAGAGAACTAAGTTTGACTATTGATATTCCCTACATTCTTATTGATGATGCCGATTTTTCAAAGAAAAATAGAGCATTTGGTATGATGAATAGTGATGGCATTGTTTACATTAGTATTATTAATCGCCATCCATTAGACATCTTAAGAACCGTTGCTCATGAGGTTGTTCATTACAAACAATCTATTAAACGTGTTGTAATGAATCCAAATCCCGGCAGTCCTTCAGAAAATGAAGCAAATGCAAAGGCTGGTGAATTGATGAGAAAGTATGGAAAACTTCATCCAGAATTATTTGACCTGATGTCCATTAGGTGATATAATTCTTTTATTGGGGAATTAGCTCAGTTGGTAGAGCGCGGTCTTTGCAAGGCTGAAGTCAGGAGTTCGAGTCTCCTATTCTCCACTTTTCAAACTGGCACAAGGTGTGATGGCAGATCCGGGATGCTCCATTATCATACTGGTATGACCACAAAACCTCAAATGAAAAACACACACCTTGAGCATCCTGAAGACAGCATCCTAACGGGAAACTTGGAAGTACTAGATTGGTTCGTGACTCCAGGTCAACTGTCTGTAAAAATTGATGGAAGTCCTGCAATTGTGTGGGGAACCAATCCTGCCAACGGTAAGTTTTTCGTTGGGACCAAATCTGTTTTCAACAAAATTAAAATCAAAATCAACCATTCTCATGAAGAAATTGACCAGAATCACACGGATAAAGTTGCGACTATTCTTCATGCTTGCTTTGATTACCTGCCTGTCACAGAGTCTATCTATCAGTGCGACTTTATTGGTTTTGGCGGTTCTGATACTTATTGTCCCAACACCATCACTTACAAGTTTCCTGAGGTAGTTGCACAGAATATTATTATTGCACCCCATACTTGCTACTATGCAGAGAAAGATCTTCGTGATGCTGTGGCGATGCCTGATCGTGCAGTTTGGTATGATACTGAGTCCGTCAAGTTTGTGAAACCTGAAGCGTCTATTGCTTCTGGTGCTGAGAATTTTGAGGATCTGGAAGAGATTTGTGAATTTGCTAAATGCATTTCTGGCGCCGTACAGTTTGCCACTACCAAAGAATCTACTCAACTGAAAAAGGAACTCAATGCTTGTATTCGTGAAGGTGGGAAGATCAATCCTGATGACTTTGAAAACAAGAACTTGATCAATTTCTGGAAGTTGGTAAAGTCGATTAAAGAGGATGCTCTATACCTCTGCCGTAACGATGGTCCTGATGCATATATTGGCGATGATCAAATTGATGCCGAAGGTTATGTGATGACGAATGACTTTGGTATGTTTAAATTGGTTAACCGTGAGGTGTTCTCTCATGCCAATTTTACAATGCAAAAGAATTGGTAGTCATAAATATAAGTATATTTTATTGATTATGAGCATTTTGATCCCGGAAAAATGGAATAGGAAATGAAAAGTTTTTCAAAATTTATAACTGAAGTAGCAAACAGTAAAGCAGTCCAGCAGGCGACTCGTATGGGTCTTGTCACAGATGGGCATGGAGGATGGTACAATAAAGCAACTGGAGAATTTACCGCTAAAACTTTTCAGGGGCAGTTAAAGTTTTATAATAAACGCCAAATAATTGGTGCAAAAGATCCTAACCAAACAGAACAGGAAAAAAATCTTTCTCAAACATCTTATTCGCAACCTGCTCCTCAACAACAGGTACAACAACCAGTTCCCCAGGAGCAGGTTCCTCAGGATCAAGTTCCTGTAGATCAGCAACAAGTTCAAGAACCATTACCAGCAGAACCATTTACTCCACCACCAGTTGAAAAAACTTTGGGAACTTTAACAATTGCTTTTGGTCGTTTTAATCCCCCAACAGTTGGTCATCTTCAATTGATGGATACTGCCTCGGACTCTGCAGAACAGGATCAAAGTGATTATATTATTGTTCCTTCCAGAACTCAGGATGCAAAGAAAAATCCTTTGGATGCTGATACAAAAATTTATTATATGAGAAAAATGTTCCCTCAGCATAGTGAGAGAATTTATAATGATGTTAATATGAGAACTATCTTCGATGTCCTCAAAAAAGCACATAATGATGGATATTCGAGTGTAAGAATCGTTGCTGGATCTGATAGAATTAAAGAATTTGATAAATTGGCAAATAATTATAATGGTAATCTCTATCAATTTGATAATATTGAAATAATTTCTTCTGGTGATAGAGATCCTGATTCTGATGGTGTGGAAGGAGTTTCTGCATCAAGAATGAGACTTGCATCTGCAGAGGGTGATTTTAAAACTTTCCGTGCCGGTCTTCCTCCAGAAGTTTCTAGAAAAGATGCAATGGAACTCTTTGATGTTCTCCGTCAATCTATGGGAATTGAACAAATTCAGCAAGAGGGATATGATGTTTGGGAAATTGCTCCTAAATTTGATGCAAATTCTCTTCGTGAGAATTATATTTCAGAAAAGATCTTTCAAATTGGACAATTAGTTGAAAATCTCAATACAGGTCTTGTTGGACGCATTATTCGTAGAGGAACTAACTATTTGATTTGTGTCACTGAAAGTGGAATAATGTTCAAATCATGGATTAGAGATATGATGGAAACTAAGAAATATACTGAAGTTAGTATGAACAGGAAAATGAGAATGCCAGGCAAAAGAAATACATTAATTGGAACAACTGGATATTTTTTAAATGCATCTGAGCAAACTCCAGGTGCTATTGGAACTGGTTCTGAGAATTTACAGCAGGGTGGAAAAGCGTATGGTATTAATTTCATAAATAGATTTAGAAAAAAGTAAGTATTAAATTTTCCAATGACTACTAAAATTTTTGAAGAATTTCCTTCTAGAAGAAATGATAGAAGTGCATCTTCTAGTCCAGAAAGAAAAGGAGGATCCGGACCTACTGATATGAAAGGTAGGATGGAGAAAAAGGTTCGCCAAGCAGTTTATGATATTCGCTATCGTGCAAGAAGAGAAGGTATCGATATTAAACAAGCATTTACGGATTATATGCAGGGTATTAGAAAAAATCCTCAAAAATCAACTTTGAACGGTCAAGAATTAAATATGGTAAAGGCAAAACTTTTTGGTAGACCTATGGCAGAAGATTATAACATTGAAGAGTTTGCATCAAATTCTGTTGCAAAAGCACTCTTTAAAGTTTTTGTTGAAGGTGTAGAAGAAGAATCTACTCTTGGTGAGGAGTATATTCAGGAACTTAAAAATATGCCTGATAGAAAATATAAAGTTAGAGTAACTGATAAAAACGGAACTTCTTATGTTCGTTATGCAACTCGTGATAAAATTAGTGACCTTCGCGCCAATCCAAATATTGAATCAGTTGAAATGACTGAGTATGGCGAACCTTATGAAGGTGAAAGAAGTAAAGGTGAGCAAACGGCAAAATCAAAACGTGGTGATAATGATGGAAATCTTGCCAATAATTATCCACCATACGATAAAGTAACTAGAGGAGATGTGGTTGCTGGTGCTCGTGGTCAAGATCAAATGGGTGGTAAAAAAAAGGTAAAGGAAGATATTGATTTTTTCGAAGAAAAAAAAAATTCTAAAAAAGGTGGAAAATTTTATGATATAAAAAGAAAAAGTAAAAAACCAAATCAAGTAACACTTTTCCCAGAAGCAGGTAAAACTCATAATGAAGAGTTTTTTCTAGAAGATGCAGTGAGTACCGCCAAACAAAAATTCATGGGAATGGTTCGTGCATATCAAAAAGGTGAAATGTCAAATGCTTCTCCCGAAGTTAAAAAGGCTGCAAAGGAAATGAGCGATACTGAAGCAAAGAAGTTTGCTTCTACTAAGAACGAAGGTCTTCCTCAGCATGTTAAAAATGAAGTTAAAGAAGAAACTGCTTGTGATTCTTCTGAACCACAAAGAGATACAAGAGGTGATTATGCTAAGAAAGAGATGATTAGAAATAGACTAAGATCTGGTCTGGGTGTTAAAAACCCTATTGTAATGGTTTCTGATGATGGGGAAGTTAAAGAAGGTGCTGGGTTGAGTGTTGGAATTTCAAAAGCAGTTGGCAATCTTTTATCAAATCCAAAAACCTCTGCAGAACAAGGTGCAAAAAATTTCCAAAAGAATGTTGCTGATCCAGTTGGTAATGCAGTAAAAGGTGCTGTACGCGCTGTTGTTCAACCTGCAAATATGTCTCCTGAAGCACAGAAAGCAAGAAATAATAAGTATAGACCTGAAGAGGTTGAACTGGAAGGTGAACTTGTCGATGAAGCAAGGGCATCTGAAAAAAGGGGAATGGGATCACCTGAAAATGGTAAACCATATAGTCAGAGGGGTGAAAATAGAAGAAAAGGTGCAATGGGCGGCCGCCATGGATGGTCTGGCGGAGAAGGTGGGTCTAATATGGAAAGAGGAGTTCCAAAAGTTAAAGGAGCAAAGGGTAATGAAAATGAGTATACTCAACATGGAAGAACATCTCTTTTCCAGGGTAGAACAGAAACTTCTGGAAAATATTCCACAATGCAATCTCGTAAGCGTGGTTCTGACATGGGTTCTCCTTTTGATTGACTACTAAACTCCTTGAAACTTTAATCATAACCATATAAGGAGACCAAAAGTAAAGGTCTCCTTTTTTTATAAATATTACTAGAAAAAGAATTATAGGTAACGCACATGGCTCTTTGGGGCATTTCAACAGCATCTGAAACTGCGGCAAATAATTACGCAATTCCAAAATTCCAACTTGAGACTGATCGTAACACAAGTCCTTGGAATACTTTCGCAGATGTTCGTGGTTGGATTCAGAGAAGATATAAAACTAAAGTAAATTCGGGACTTTCCACTCGTTATTTTGATGAAGTTTTGGTTCCCGTTACTGGAATTAATAGTACCAATATTGGTGGATCTACTGGTATTGGAACTGCTGGACCAGTTGCAGTTTTCTTTGAAGATCCTAACCAGGCATCACCAATTTCTATCGGCGGTGGAGCAACTACTGGCATTTCAACTGGTGCTACTGGTTATGTTCATGTTGTGTTTAATGAACTTGTTTTTGCTGGTGCTGGAGCAACTGTTAGTATTCGTGCCTTTGATGCAAATAATGCAAATGAAACAACGAGAATCGTTGGAACTGCAGTATCAAACACTGGAACTCAATATGCTTGGGCAGGATCTGCTGCT